TTTTTTTTTTTTTTTTTTTTTGCAAGTGTATAAAAATTTCACCTTTATACTTAAGTGCCGCTATTTTACCAATAGAGTTAATAGCACGACTGCCCATCCGTTAGGTAAGGCAGGCACGCCCTCTGTAGGGAACGCGAAAATATCAATAAGATACTCGATTCACCCCTGTAACCCCGGGAGGTGTGAATCAATTGACTTAGAGAAACCCGAAAATCTAAGCCCGACGAGTACACCGATTAAACGGTGTCTATTGGTAGCTCAACTCCGACGTACATCGGAGGAACTGAAATAAAGAATGAAAAATCACAATCATCTGCTCCTGCTCGATACAAAACTGTAGGATCTGTAAGAGGCTGAGGCGTTAAAGCGACGTCACTCCTACCTGAATACCAAATCACAGAATTTGATTGAACAGCACCGGAAGTAACAAACGGATAGGATACAGATATTGAGTGCTCATGATTAACACGAGCTTTTATCGGTAAGTACTGTCCTGTTTGTACCTCTAGCACCGGAGGCGCTGAATTGACACCTCCCTGTACATAAGGATATCGAAGTTTCGCATATCCTAATGATCTAGGGAACCACCCTGCAGCAGTAGAGTTAGTAGAGAGTGTAGTGAGAGTCTGCGACACATCACCAAGTAAAGTCATAGATCTAGCACCATTGTCCATAGATGTCTTAACTCGTACTCCTCCTCTAGAATAACAATACATTTGCGCGAACAAAGCATAATTGTCTGCATAGAAGGCAGTAGAAGGTAAACCATCTAAAATCAACTTACTGTAACCATATGGGGCTAAATACCCATCGGTAGTAGGGGCTGTGTACCCTTCGTCATGTCGGACTAAGGGTTGAGCCCTCTTAAGTAGTGATCTAAAAGACATAATTCTTTCCCCAACACAGACGGTGGAGGGGAGAATAGACGGTTTATGTTCTTTCATACCCCCTAGCGCAGACTGAGGCTCCAGTTCAAGAGTAATGACAGGAGTAATGTCAGAAGGTAAAGCCAGCAAAGTGTTAGGGACAGCAAATTCAGCATCTTCCTCCATATAGGACTCCACGAGCACATTTATAGAGGGCGAAGCTGAAGAAGGTGCGATCAAAGGATCGACAACTCTAACTGATATTCGCCCGAATGATCTCTCCCAAAAAGGTTTGGATAGATCGCACGACTTATAAGGTTGCTCAGCTATGTAGGGCACCTTAAACGTATACTCTAGATAATCACCTATGTTAATGATATCTCGATAAACATAAGGGCCATTTTCGTTGAGCACTGATATTCCCTGTGCATTGGTGCTATACGGTTGGAAAGCTATTGCTATACGCCCAGCATGAAATTCAGTTTTAACAAATTTAAACCTGAAACAGATTGTTCCTCGCCAATACAGAAATTGCGAAGCCACAAATTCAGCTGGAGTGTAATAGGTGATGGGTACTCCTGAAGCATTCAGAATAGTCTTGGGAGCAGCCACACCTTGTATAGTAAATGGCGAAGCTTCAAAGAAAGCTAACGGAAAATCCTCAGCAAAACTAGTGTCAATGAGAAAATTCTTGACATATGCTGGAACACCAGCTATGTAAGCTAAACTCATCTCGTCCTTAGATGTAGGAGACATACCTGGAAACCTAGCAACTTCATTAGTAGAATACGCTGTTAAGGTGAATGAAGCATCTGCGCCATCTACGTTAGTAGAATATGCTGCATTAGTTTCTCTCACCCTGGTAACAGGGTTCATCATAACAGGCTTAGACCATCCGAAAACTTGTGCAACAGAAGTAGCTATATTGGCAGCCCATCCCAAAGGAGACATGTATGTTCCAATAAATGGAACTACTTCTAGAATCTTCGCAGCTTTAGCCACTTTAGTGGTAACAGCTGAAATGGGACCAATATTAGCTGACTCAGCCTCTTTCTGTGAATCCGAAATGCGTCCTTTCTTCTTCCTGACTGTTGTCATCGCCGACTGCGCTTCAAGCACTGGGTTAAGTAGAGCATAGTTCTGCCCAATGAGCTCAACATCTTCAAAATGTGTGAATACTGCCCACTTAGCTTCTAATGCTCCATCAACAGTGTTTAAAGGAGAATAAGGTGACATCCTTAAGACGTACCAGCATCTTCCAGCTTTGTTGAGAGAATCAAACTCGTTGAAAGGGTAATAATCAACAGCAGAATTAAAAGGTAAACGAATCGTAGCAGACGTTTCGGTATTGAGATCGAACTCCACGCGCGGCAATTGCGTACGCGTAGTAAGCGACGCATAATGTGCGTTAGCGTGTTCTTCAGTTTTACTGTTCCAATAGCTGCCACCACACGGGATAGCGCATAGCATATACCTTCCTTGTTGAAATCGTTCAGCATTGAAATGAATAGTGACAACAATTGTAGCACGGAAACCGAGATATCCACGAAACTTAGATAGAAGTAATTCGTTATTTATGCCATAATAAGGCATTGGCCAATACGGGAAAGTAGCCACATTGTCGCCCGAATTAAACTTTCCATCAGCAAGTTGATGGGGTTTACCTAAGTATTTAAGTATGGAACTGTACTCTTCAGGAGAAGAGTCTGCAAAAACTGCTGGGGGAACATCTATTTCCATCTGCGGAGCAGCAGCTGACATCTCTTGAGCAGCAGTCTGAAACACAGTGGTAGTCTCAGTGGTGTTGATTGTATTAGTATGTTCGATGGGACCATTAGCAGTACCATCTTCTTCTTTCTTATTTATTTCTTGTGTAGGGAGTGAATATTTTAATCGATAAGGCTCACTCATGCCTTTCACGACGAGGAGGGGTTCCTGGTATTTTAGGTCTACCTGGTAGTAAGATGCTTTTACATCAAGACCTTCAAGGATACTAAGCGTTACTACTAGTACTTTTAACCTCCATATTATCAGTACATGTAGTCCGTAATCAGAGTATCCAGTGTTCTCTTTCTTTAAACGCCTGAGAGTAAAGGCGGGAGCGAAACTACCAAAAGTCTATGGTAAATGTATCACCATGTAACACGGCATTACGCCATGTAAGTTGATGATCACATAAACCTTCGACATCCGGTAGTTGCGCATCACGTATAGCTTGACGCATCTTGGGAGCATATAATTCCCAAGTTTCTTCATCGTGTAAAGAGAGTTCTCTGAAGAAGAATTTAATAGTGTCATATGTAGTCTTGAGATAGTATTCACCTTTCTTAGACCATAGAGGTGTATTCAAAATAGTCTCTAAAGCTAACGGAGCTAAAACATTTACTCCAACTTTCCTAAAAGTTCTCTTAAGAAATGTAACTTTATTTAGAGGTTTGAATCTAATCTCTGGATCTAATTTATCATCTGAAGTGACTTTAAATCCTAGTCGTTTCATGACACTAGTTATCGCTTCTGAAGACCAAAATTGCTTATGCTCTTCACAGATAGCAAGAATAAGGTCATCACCGAGAACACACAAATAATTATAATTCGAGAAATGTTTTGCTCCAGGCACTAAGGTATAATACGTATATCGCACAGCTAATTGATTTGTTATGCAGTTGATGACAATGGTCAACCACGTACCAGAAGGTAACGAGGAATGCCATTCAACTATATCGGAGAGCACGATGTGTTTCGAATTCACGATTTCGTAAAACAGTGTTTTACGATGCACAGAATACTTAGTTAAACCATGGAAGGTATACCAAGATTCAATGATATCGAACACATGCCATAAAAGAGTGGAAGTCTGACTAGCATCGAACTTTGAATAATCCATAGCTAGAACTTCAGTACTTTCTGAATCAACGGAAAACGCCGATAGTTTTCGTGCTAAGGTATTCCAATCATCAGAACACGGATTAACAACTATCGCATTACCTCTGTCCAGCGAATTATGAACAAAAAATTCGACAAAGGGTCCAAAATAGCGTTTTTGTTGAATAACTAAATCAATAGGCACTCCACAAAACAATCTAGAATCGTAATTCTCAGCTTTAGCCTTTGTGGTTAGAGCATCTTTCAGATTATCAGTATATATATACACCTGACGCACTCCTTTACTCAATGCTTCATCACTATCTCTAGATAGTTTAGTGAGTAGTGCATAGGCGGGATTAGTATCGTTTCTAGCAGCATTCTCCTCTAGCAATTCTTGCTTGATCCCTCTGTATTCATACTTCCATGGAAATCCTGCTGATGTGTTACGAGGAATAGACTTTAGAAGATCGTTACTCGGATCACCATATACTGCTGTATCGAAAGACAAAATCTCGCAGTGCGGTTTCCAAGGCTTAGAATTCAGGAAACTTTTCAAATCATCCTTAGCCTTGAGCATCACGCCTTCATCTATATCCGTATCACGTATATAATAGTTTGCTATGGCTTTCTTATATGGATCTTGACTCCCATCTTTACTGGGAGATATCTTAGAAGGAGCTTTCGTAGTTTCCGGTAAAGCTGTAGATTTTGTAGCCAAAACGGAAGGTCTGATAACAGAACTACCGTACGGTGAATGACAAAACTTAGCGCCTTGCTGTTCTAAAGCAAGCTGTTGTATATTATCTATTATTTCAGTACATTGTACTTTTGCCATCTCAATCATTTCTTGAGTAAGTAGAGTAGCTACTCCATCTAACACCAAAGAGTTCTTTGGATGTCCAAAGACGTGGATGCCAGCCAATCTTCTCTTCTGCAATAATCTATTGCGCACATATATGGGAACGCCACAATCACCACTGCCTGTATCTATACAATAGTATAACGCCTTAGCTAATCTATGTTCCTTATGTGCTAGCTGCGCTATATTAACTGTAGATGATGATATGGCGTAATTGTCAGATCGAACAGACATTGAAACAGTTGTGTCCCTATTTGATATAATCGCTATATCTTTGTCTTGGACAAAACAGGGTGTGATATTTTTAAATGTACGAACATTTTGAGATATCTTACACATCAACAAATGAGTGTCCGGAAACGGAAAATCATCGGTACACTGTATGAATTCTGCGGCTGTCAAAGTCTTGACAACTAGAGGAACTTCGTCCTTATTTCTCTTATCCTTTCGTTTTTCAAAGCGAATCTCGCACTTATCATTAATATTATCTCCTGAAATTTTATATTTCTGTTGAATATTATGGAAGTAGTGTTGTGGAATAACGATATACTCGGAATCCAAAAAGAGAACATTACCAACGAAGAAACAACTATCATCATCCTCTGCATACATTTCAGCGAGATTGGAATCTAATATCGATTCATATTGTTTTCCCGCAGAAACGTCAGCTCCTTGAGCTTCAACCTTAGAACGCAACGCTGACATCGAAGTGCGCGTTACTTTAGTTCCAGTATGGAACATCTTGTTTCCTATAGATTGCTCTTCAGGAGGCCATATGTAATCGATAATCAAGTTCTTTGCTAATCTACAAAGAGTCACTAATCCTTGTATAGCCTTAGTTATCACCTTAGTGGTGGTGTAACCAACGACAAACGCACATGCGATTCTCACTAATGGTGACTGTTTGTTAAGCCAGTCAATGTAAGCATATCTGCATGAATTCAAAGTGGCTTTTATACGTTTAGATATCGGTACTTTGAAAGATATTTCTACATTACTCAGATTGGTGTAAACCACTTCATATGGATATTTGCCAAACAAATATTCACCATAGCGAATATTATACGTACAAACCGCAACAAACGCAACAAACTTGTGCATATTTACTAATGGTAACGGCACGTTTGCTTGACTAAAGGTTCCATATGAACGTGTTAATATATTGTACATAACAGCGTATATATGATATAATTTCTCATCGTTAAGCAAATTCATCACGCTTTTCTGTTGCTCATCTTCGTATAAGGTGAACTCTCCAAACGTGTGTTCGAACTCAACTATAGCATTATATCTTTCAGACGTGCTATTCAAATTGTAAATTCTTCCCAGCAAATCACAGTAATCTGCGCACATCGCTACGTCATCTGTCTGTGCGTATATATCGCGTCTGGTGGGTAGTACGTACTCCCATGAAGAGGGATCAACCATGAAGTATTTATCGAATGGTGATTCAACACCAGGGAAAGCAGTATCCAGAAAATGTCGAGCTGCTTCTGAAGGGGATTCAGTGGACGATATATCTTCCATAGATATAGGTGAAGGAGAACGAGTACAAATTCCCTCGTCACATTCATCCGTAACATCCTTATGTTCGGGTGCTTGTGGGAATAAATCGTCATACGCTTGTCCTATATTTTCCTCTTGTTCAGGTGGAAGATCAAAAGGTAGGTTCTGATCTCTCTCGGCAGTATATTTAGCTTTGAGATGTTCAATATTTTTCTTATGCCTACGCATGTTAGCTTCGTGATAACTCTTCTTCTTAGCATAATCTGCCTTAATATGGCTGATGAATTGAATAAAGGTATACCTATATTGTTTATAAGCTACCGTAATTCCTATACTTCCTTTATTTACAATAACATAAGGAACTTTACAATGGTAAATATAATCCTGAGGATCAATGTCCACAGCTTTATCACCCTTGTATTTAGCAGCTGCTTCTTCATCTTTGAACTCAGGCGTGACAACTATATCAAAACGCCGCTTAAAAGCATCCGCATCATGTAGCGACGCAGGTCTAAACGTAGTCACGTCTAAGTTAGTAGAAATGAAAGTCCACTTGGCATTATATTTAACAGTACCTTTGCTCTCAAGGTCTGCCATGTTAAGAGTGAAATCAGCAGTATTCCTAATCTGAATCAATTCCGAAAAGTCCCTATTGGGAGAAGAAGTAGTGTCCCGATCTTTACCCCAGTCATCATGACTGGTGGCAAAACATGTCCTAGGATAACCTGACCAATAATCATCTGTCGAATTTCTGTTATATACCAAATTATTCATTCCACTATCTAAAATTTCTTTTTCAGAAAAATAAGAATGAACAATAATAGTTCTGACTTGATTCATAAGTGCAGTCTTTTTGGTACCCGGCGCACCACTGAAGGCCACAATAACTGGTTCCTGACGCTCTAAAACGTCGCTGAAACCAAATCTCTCGAAATCTTTCTTAATATGCCTAATAGTTCTGATCTTGTGTTCTAACATTTTGAACAAGGCCATATTGGCTCTTGAATTGGAAGATTTTTGGAAAACTTGTTCATAGTCTGATAATAGACTACATACTTTAGTGTAGTTTATAGAATTTAGAGTAAATTCTCCGGCATTGTATCCAGTATCAATAGATTCAAATAACGGATTAAGCACATCTAAACGATTCAAACTACGTTCTTTAGTGTCCAAATCGAAATAGTTATTAGTAAACTTATTGATATAAGTTTTAATAAAATCGAATGCAGACGACAAAAAGTCAGGTAAATCTTTCGCTAAGCGACAAATAGAAGTAAGCTTAGAAATAAAATTGGAAGGCCATGAAGCAAAGAATGAGAAAAAAGCGCTTGCATCTGCGAAACCTTGCGGTTGCAGATCAGCTTCTTTTCCCGTACTAAAAGCGGTAAAAACTGTGGATACGCAACTTATTACCGTATCTTTGCATCCTTTTAAGAAAGCTATGAAACCATCAAAGCCTTTAAGTGCTACAATAGCACATATATAAAGAACAGTTATGGTGATATTTTTCTTCGAAGGGTCAGTATAGACACAGTAAGTGGCATATCCTAATCCAGCAACAATTAACATATCTTTAATTTGTTCGACGGCGTCTACCCCTCCGTTTATGGCGGCGGGTATATCCTGTACAGATTTGACTGCATCCGAATTAATAAATTCAGTTAATACGTCAGTTAAATTCTCACCTATATTGGTGAAATTATCAACTGATTGCGAGACTTTATTAGCCATTCGCTGTTGCTGTGTTCGATTTGGCAAGTACGTCTTGATCAATCCAACAATTGTGTCGAATTGTTCTTCATTTAGTTTGTGTGGTACTTCTAGACCTTGTGGTTGAAGCCCCGTAACGCAAGGAGTTCTTCGCTTAATCGATGATTCCATAGCGCTTTGAGGCTGGAGTTGATATGCACTTTGCGTTGCTATTTCTTGTGCAGTTGCAGCGTAAAACGCATTTATTACAATGTTTAATCTACGGTTACTGTAATTAATGTTCATCCATCGAAGGATTTTAACTAACAGTACGTGAGCTTGAGCTTGATTGAATGAACCAATCATAATAAGCTCATGTATGCCACTAGGTGTATTAATCCTAGCCCTACATTTATTAAAGTGAATGGGTACACGGCCAAAAATAAATCGTGAATAGCTCCTTAAAAAGACAGTTTGAAAGAAACTGTCAAACAAGTCGCCATTTTCCATAGTCATAACCATGTACTTTAAGAGCTCTGGCAGGCGAGGATTGTCTCTACATGCCATAACGGTGGTGTTCATCGTTTGGTTGAAATTGTCAACATCTGGTACAATTGCACCAGATCTTCGGTGTAAACCGGAAATCGCTTGAGTAGCTTGTGGCACTACGGCCTCGTGATCATTACTAGTAACTGACTTTTGACTCATATTTGCTAATAATAATTTTAAACCGGTTAAGCACATTTATTACTCGTCAGCTTCCAACAACGAGGGACTAGTGTATTACCACTTGTACCTCTCCCTAATCGGGGAGTCTCTTTAAAAGGGCGAGTACGTACTTTTTCGGATATCACCGTACACATTAAGCCTTTAAAAGAATCCAGTCATTGGCTTGAGATCTGAGATCGCAAGTCGCTGGGTTTTCTAGCTCAACCTAGTAAGAAGATTTTTATTATCCTGACATTATCTTACTCGTCAGGGATGAAATATATGCTAAATCATCATGCACGGGCGTGAGCCCATATTTTATTTTATTATATATTTTATAATTTTTATAGGTTCTTTTATGACCAGAGTCGCAGAACGCAATGGTCTTTTATATTGTTTTTGGTTTTTATATTTGGGTTTTTCTTGCTTTTATTAAAGTTGTTGTTATCAACTATAAAACTTATTGATATTAAATCTGTAGATAGATTTAATACCTTAATTAAATAAATATTTCGGGAAGAGCCCTACATTTTACTACGCAAAAGCGCAACGCATGCAATGGATGTTAATAATCCGACGGGGGACTCAGTAATGCTTATTTACCTCCAGCATAATATCGACCTACAGTTAAGTATTTTACCAGACTCAGTGAACCTGGTGGTGAAAATTATGAAATAGAATCCCTAGGAATTGAACTACGTGTAGTACGCAACACAGGGTTCCATAATGAATAAACAAACGAGAGAAGAGCTCTCG